CCCGGCCCCTTGCCCTGGTAGGCGCTGTCGCCGGCGACCGAGGTCTTGTAGATCTGCAGCGAGGTGCCCGACAGCACCTGGATGATCTGGTACCAGGCATGCAGCGCGCCGCTGCCGCTGCCAAATGGTGATCCGGTGTAATCGTCGGCCGACAGGTAGAGGCAGCCGGTGCTAGTCGTGCCGTTGTCGCCGACCATGCCGCCCGACCAGCCGGTGCCCGAGCCGGTCAGGCCAAAGCCGCTGACCGCCGAAATCGTGCCGGTCGTGTAGGGCGAGCGCGACTTGTCGACCAATACCCGACCCTGGCCGAGCTGGCCCGAGCCGCTCAGCGAGAGCTTGACCGCCGGCGTCACGGTCGCGGCGTTCGGGTGGTTGAGCTTGAAGATGCCGGTGACCGAGCCGACGCCGACCCCGGTCAGCTTGACCGCTTCGTGGTTCGGCGCCGCGGTCGGCTTTTCCGCCTGGATCTCGACCCAGTCGCCGACATTGCACCCGGTCGCCGAGGCGACCGTCACGCTCTGCCCCGCGGCGGCGCCGGTGACGCTCTGGGTCAGGGTCGTGTTGCAGCTGGTCCGCACCGCGTTGGCGGTCGCGGTCGGGCTCGTCAGCGTGGGCTGCTGCTGCAGGGTGTTGACGAGGCTGAAGCCGACGCCCTCGTCGCCGTTGATGTTGCCGGCGGCGAAGGTCACCTGGTCCGAATAGACGGCGCAATCGCCCATGCCGTAGCAGGTCTGGCCCAGCCCCTCGACAAAGCGCTGCCCGGCGCCCTGGTGGCTGCCGGTCAGGTAGAGCGAGAAGAACGTCGTCTTCGAGTTGCTGCCGTTGCCGTAGCTGAAATTGCCGGCGGTCGAGTTGTGCGCGATCTGGGCGCAGTTCTCGTCGGTGAAGCCGGGGTTCGAGGTCGCGCTGTCGGTCGTGCAATTCAGGTCAGCCGCGCGCCGGTCATTGGGATCGCCGCCTATGGTCGCATCCGTCGTCGGGAGCGAAATCCCCGTGGAGAAGGTCTGCGGCTGCGTCCAGGTGTTCGCCTGCGAGGTGCTGGCCCCTGAACCGGTGCCGCCGCCACCGTTGCGCTGCTGCGCCGACGCCGCAGCGGCAACCAGCACCAGCACCAGCGTCAGAAAAACAAGTCGTCTCATTTGCCGCTCCGGATCGTAACCGGCGCGCTCGCGTTGGCGGCGACGCACCACAGCGGTTGCGACGGCGCCGATCCGGACGGCCAGAAATCCGCCTGTCCCGGCTGCAATGTCGACGTGCCGGGATTTCCAATCGACGGTGCGCAAGTTGCGCCGACGCAGTAGCCGACATTTCCGGAGCCGGGGTTCTCGATGAACAGGGTGCGGCGGGAGGCGTCGGTTGGGGCGCAGGCGACCGGCGTCGTGCCGATCGTCATCGACAGGTCGGTCAGCGTGACCGTCAGCGTGTCGGCCCGGGCGCCGCCGGCAAGCAGCGCCGTGCCGAGAATAGCGGCGACAGGGAGTCTCATACGGCCGTCTCCGGGGTCGGAATGTAGGGAAAGCCCCCAAAATGAATGCTGTTATTGAAGATGTTCGTGCAGGTCGCCAGCGTCCGGTCGCAGCCCGGCAGCAGCTGAAACTGGTCGCCCGGTACAACCGGCGAGAGGAACGGCAGCTTGATCAAGACGACACCGTTCTCGACGCTTGCGACCGTGCGGCTAAAACCGGCGTTGGCGCCACTGACACCGGTGACCGTGCCCTGATTGTAGAGCCCCACCGGGTTCGGCGTCGCCGCGCCGGTGATCGCGTTCGGCATCGAGCCGGCACCGGCCGCGAAACTCGCCTGCAGCGATGCACGATCGAACTGGCACATCGCATCACCAAAGGTGTGGGTGCAGCTCTGCTGCCACAGGCGCCGCGGCATCTGGATGTTCAAGAGTTCGAGGTGCGAGCGGCACTTCATGTCGATGCTGGTGCGGCTGCAATCGAGGTCCGACACCTTGCCGGCGAACAGCACGACGGTCCCGAGGCTGGTGTTCCCGTAGGTCGGCATGAACGCGCGCTCGAGCTGGACCAGCGCGCCGTCGAGTTGGCCCTGCCAGGCCGCTGCGAGGAACAGCGTCGTGCCGATTAGGTCGGTGATCTCGGGATATATCTTGATTTCCAGCTCGTCCACCTGAACGCCGATGACGGTTTTGACTCGCGAGCGCTCGAATTTGGGCCCCGACGCGAAGACGCGGCCGGTCGCAGTATCGGTGATCGCCGTCGCCGCCGCTGAATAGCGCAGCACCCCGGCATTGCCGACAAGCGTAAAGCTGTAGAGGTCAGCCATCGTGAATTGTTCGCTCGACGCGAGCAGCGCGACGAGCGCGGCGGAGGCCGGTTTCATGGGCGCACACTGATGAACGTCAATTTCTTCAGCTGCCACAGTCGGTACATGAAGTTTTCGAAATCGTAGCTGTCGTCGATGAAGCGACAGCGGAAGTAGAAGCTGAAATCGGCGCTGACGACGGCGCCGTTGCCAGGCGGTGCGGTGAAACTCACCAGTCCCGTATTCGGATCGACGCTGTAGGCCGCCGGGCTCTGCACGACGCCGTTGAGGTACACGGCGCTGACAAGATTGGGCGCCAGGATCGGTTCGGCGAAGCCGCCGCCGGGCAACGCAGCGCCGATCGCGCGTACGAGCTGGAATAGGGTCTGGGCGGCGTTGCCGGTCCCGATCGCCTGGCCGGTTGCCTGATAGTCGCTCGGATCCTGGAACAGGAAGGTGCCGAACGCGCCCTGACAGAGCATGTAGAAGCCCAGCAAGGTGCGCAGCTCGTCATAGTCCGCTGCCGGGTTGTCGCGCAGGAACTCGAAACCGAGGGTGAACTGCCACAGCGGATACGGGTAGTCGAGCGCCCGCAGCTCGCGACCCGACACCGCGCGCTGGATGCGGGTTTGGAAGGTCGGCGCCTTGACAACGTTCCACGTCAAACCTGGCAGGCTCGGGAAGATCAGCGCCACAGTTAGCTCCGCCCGGCCGCGAAGGCCGGGTTGAACCCGCGGCTCGCTTTGGCGATTGCCGCGGCGAACACATCGCTGCGCGACATCACGAAGCTCCTGAAGCTCGCCGCGTCGATCGCCGAGACGTTGACCACGACGCCGCCGCCGGCATTGCCGCCAGCGATCATCCCGCGCAAGCCTTGCGACAGGTCCGCCGGCAGGATCATCTCGTTCTGGTGGACCAGAGCTAGCTGGTCCGACGGCACGACCCAGCCGCCGGCGGCCGAGGCGATCGATCCGGTCGCCGCCGATACGGTGGCAGCGGCCGCCGTTGCTGGGCCCGCCGCCGCCGGGCCCATGACCGGCGACAAGAAGGCAAAGACGCCAGCGAAGGCCTCGGCGCTGTCGGTGATGATGCTTTTGATCGCGTTCAACGCCTTCATCGCCAGCCCTGCGGCCAGCCCCTCGCTCTCGGCGGCGCTGCGCGCTGCCGCACCGGCTTCGGTCGCCGCGGTCATCCCGAGCTCGGCGGCGATCCAGTTCGTGACCAGTTTGACGCCGGAGCTGACGAACTCGGCGACGATCGACTGCGCGATATTGGCGACCGCTTTCTGTAAAGTGGTCGTCCCCATGATCATGCCGGAGATCGAGGTGTCAAACGCCCGCTGGATCGGCTGCATCAGGCTTTGCCAGGCGCGTTGGCTGCTCAACGCCGCCTGCGTCTCGAGCTTCTGCTGCTCGGTCAGGAACTTCTCGTAGGCGAGCCGCTCCTCGTCGAGAAGCTTTTGCCGCAAGCGCACGTCATCCGCCGCCGCGGCCAGCTTCTTTTCGAAATAATCCTGATCGAGCGCCCATTTCGCATCGAGAAGCCCTTGCAGCTGCGCAATCTCGTCCTTGGACGAGGTCCTGCCGAGTTCGGCTTGCGCCTCGATCGCCGCCTTCTTGCGGGCATAGGAGGCATCGGTGACGCGCCCGTCGGCATCGAGCGTGGCGAGCGCGTCGCGCTCGTTTTGGACAGCGAGCTGCTTTTCCAGTTCGTAGATATTGCGCTCGACGGCGAGCCGCGCCTTCGATCCCACCTCGGCGAGGCTCAGCTTGTCTTGCCAGAAAGCCAGCTCCTCGGCTTTCGAATCGCGGAAGAAGGCCTGCTCCTCGACGAGCTGGGCCTCGAGCTCGGCGCGCCAGACTCGCGCGCGGTCGTCGCTGCCGCTACCCGAAGATGGCGATCCCGAACGACCGGTCTTCGGCGCCGCTCGGATCGCTGCCGCTTCTGCCCCGCCATTGGCCGCGCCACCGAGTTCGAGCGAACCGGCGACGCTCGCGACCCGGCCTTGCAAGGCGGCGATCGCCGATCCGATCTGGGCGCAGGCGGCGGTTATCTGCGCCTGCGCCTGGCGGGCGGCAGCACCGAGCCCTTCGAGCTGGCCCCGCATCGCCTGGGTCGCCTGTTCGACAGCCGAGGCCGCCGATGCCATCCCGGATTTGAGCTCGTCGGTATCGGCGCCGATGACGACATTGGTCTCTACGTCGGCCATGGTCACCCCATCCCCGCTTCAGACGCGATCTTCAGTTGCTCGAAATCGAGCAGCACCGACGGCATCCCGGCATCGATCTCGCCGATTGCCAAGCCGGGGCCCAATTCGGCGAGGAAGGCCTCGATCTCTCGCGACGGCGCCCCGGGGCGGTCGCGATCCGCCGGCCGACCGCGCGGTTCGATACTCAGCGCCCCGGCGAGCATCAAATGCACCGGCGGATGGTCCGCCCAGTAGCCGCACAGTTCCCCGACCTCGGGGAGCGTCATTGCGTCGATTATGGAGTAGCTGTAGCCGCAGGCGGTGGCGAGTAGGCCATAGATACGGCCCCACTCGACCTCGCCACCGCCGCCGCTTCCCCCGCCGGTTTCAATCCCGAGCCGGTCAGGATCGCGGCGACGACCTCCCGCGCATTGCCGAGATCGACCATCTCGGCGACGCGCTCCGGCGTCGTGTCGGGGTAATTGCGCTGCAGCGCCGCCGCGACGAGATCGATCAGGATCCCGATCTGCTCGTCGCCCATCGCCGCGCCGATATCGGTCAGCCGTTGCACCTGCGGCAGCAGCCGGCGCAGCTGGCCCATCGTCAACGGTGGCACGATCCAATCCTCGCCACCCATGGCGATCGTGATGCCGGGGATCACAGTGCACGCTCCGGCGCGATTCGCGCCCTCGTCACTCGACCGTACTCACATAGCCGATCGTGCCTGTGGCGTCAGCGAAGGCCATGAAGTCGAGCTCGCTGATCGTCCAATCGTCTACTTTGGTCGGCAGTGACAGTTTCGAGGAGGTGCAGGCGTTGAGCCGCAATGCCAGCGGCGCCGCGGGGTTCGAACCGGGCGAGACCGCCTGGTAAAAGGTCGCCTTGAAGGTCGGGGTCGTGCCCGACAGCGGGTTGGTCAGCGTGATCTTGCTTCCGCTCGTGCTGATATTGTAGGTGTAGGAGATCAGCAATGCCGCACTGGCGTCGGCGGCGGCGAAGGTGTAGACGCCGGTCGCAAAATTGACCGAATATTGGCCGGCCACAGATGGCGTCGTCACCCGGCTGAGTGCCTTGCCGGTCGCCGCGTAATATACGCCGAGATCGTCGTTGTAGCTCGACGCATTGGCGACGGTGACGGTGAACGGAGTCGAGGCCGGCACCGTCGCCGCCTCGTATTGCGAGATCGCGAACTGCCCGGTCGCCGCGTTCTGGCCGAAGAAGATGTCGCTGTAGAGCAGCCCTAGGATGCGGGCGAATTTCGCCTTGCCGGCGATCTTCCCCTGGCCGCGCGCGATCGCCACCGGGAACTGGTATTGGCCATACAGCTCCTTGTTGGTCCAGTCGAAGTCGATCTGGATGTCCTGCATGACGCCGAACTGGCGCGCACCGTTGCCGCCCGTCGACCCGATCTGCACATCGGTGCGCTCGCCCCAGAGCGCGCCGGCGCCGAAGCTCAACTGCATCGTCACTCACCCCTCTGCAAAAGCCGCTTCAGCGTTTCCTTGGCCGCATGTGCGACATTCCAAGCCTGTGTGTCGCGCGCGACCGCGGAGCCTGGGAAATGGTCCTCCCACCAGCGCTCGATCAGGGCGTCTATTGTCGGTTCCTCGGGCATTTGCCCCACCTGGTCTGTATCGGACATTTCGGCCTCCTATTGGGCCACACAAAGGATGCGTATGGGGACGACGGCGACGGCTTGGTCGCCGAGAATGCCCTCGTCTGTTTCGACCCGGCCGGCGATGTAGGCGTGCTGGATCATGCTGGGCAGCCCCAACTGCTGCACGCCGGTGGCGGCGGGCGCCGCCAGCGCCGCTTCGAGCGCATCGACGAGCGGGTTCAGGATAATGGCCGGCGCCTGATACGGGTCGCTCGAATGGGCGTAGACGAAAAGATCGGCGGAGAGCGTCCAAATGACCGGCGCGCCCAGCGCTTTCACCACCGCCTGGCCGCCCTTCTCCGACATGAACAGGGCCGGCTGCTCGGCCGGCGCCACATCGGTCCAATGCCGCAGCCGCCGGTTGGCAGTGACGAAGGCGGCGGCGCTACTGGCGAGCAGCCACAACGCCGCGTAGATCGGCTCGCGCTGGATCATGTTGTGAGCGCTTCGGCGATGGCGGCCCGGGCCGCCGCTTCGATCCGCGGCTGCATCTCATCGAGGGCCGAGCGCAGAAACGATCGTCCGGGCAAATTCATCCGCCGGCTGAAGGCGCCGACCGCGATCGTCTTCTCCGCGATGGGGCGCCCGAACGCCTGTCGGATCCGGCGCAGATGCGCACGCACCCCGACGGTGCCGGCGAACCCATATTCCTGCGCGCGGGCGTAGGCGGGATCGCTGCCAACCGTGGCGGTCAGGGCCGCCTCATCGACCTCTGCCGCAATGGTCGCGCGCAACGCACCGCTGCGAACCTGCAGCACCTGGCCGCTGAGCTTGTCGCCCTTGACGCTGCGCTCAAGGTCCTGGGCCAGTTGCAACATCGCGCGCCCGAGGCCCGAGCGGATCGCCTCCGGCATTGCCTGCAGCCGCGTAAGCAATTCCTGATCGCCGGCGAGACGGGCGGTGATCACAGCGAGCCTGCCAGGATCGCGGGATCGGTCGCGGTGGGCGCCAGACTCGGCGATGTCGAACCGATTGGGGCCGCAAGCCGGTATTGCAGCAAGGCCGTCTTGGTCGCCGGGCTCATGTCGTTCTGCGAGAACGCGACGGTGGCGCCGTCGCCGAGGCGCTTCGACACCTCGCCGATGCGGGTGCGCTCACGATATTTGAGCGTCACCAGCTCGATGCAGGCCTGGGCGACCTCCGGCGGCGGCGCCGGAAAGCCGGCGGTGTAGACCAGCACAACATTCTGCGCCCGGCGCGTGAAGCAATATCCGCGCACCGAGAGCTGGGTCGGGGAGAAGCTGTACCCCGCCGCCCAGGTATTCGCTGCCGACGGCACAATTACGTCGTCGATCGTCAGCGACAGGACCGCCGAGACCGGAAAGCAGCCGAATTGCAGTCGGTGGCCGCCGTCCCCGTCGCGCCGCTCGAAATAATCCGCCGCGGCGATCGGACGGCCCAACCAGCTGACGATGAACTGGCTCGCCGCCGTTATCAAACGGCCGAGCAGTACGTCGTCGGTCGCCGGAAACGCGTTTACCCCGGTCTGCAGCCACGCCTTCACGTCGGCGAGCGCCGCCAGGTCGCCAAAGGCCACGGCTTCAGGCCTCCGCCGCCGCGGGCAACGGCACCGGAACGAAGCCGTGCGACCGCAGCGCGGCGACGGCCGTCTGCGGAACCACCACGTCCCCGTTCGCGTCGACCTGGTATTCTGTGCCTTCCCAGCTGCACGCGCTCGCGTCGTCATGGTGCAGACGAACAAGGCCGGGCGTATCGTCATCAGCAGTTGCCGCAGTGCTCTTTGCCATCGTCAATCATCCATTGGCGATGTTGGTGATGACGCCCATCGCGAACGGCGCGTAGACCGTCAGCACCTCTTCGGCGTAGACGCCGACCTGGCGCTGTCGGGTGACCGGCGGCCAGTCGATTTGGTAGTAATCCTGCCGGGTCTTGATCTCAGCGACGTTCGGCACCTCGTTTGACTGGTACTGGATCGGCAAGTTCTCGGCCCAGCCGATGATGGTCCCCGGCGGCACCCGCGGATGGATCCGGATCGGGATCCTGAGGCCGCCGTTGACAGCAAACGGGTTGTAGTAGAACGAAACGACGCCGGCGGCGGTGATGTCGTACTCGCCCTCGCTGCCGTCGGCGCGGCTGTCGTAGCGCAGCAACGGTCCCGACGCGTTCGACAGCACCTTGTTGGTGATGTTCTTTAGCTCCTGGCTGTTGACGTAGAGGACGGTCGGCGAGACCTCGAAATTGTCCCACATCTTCTGGAACATCGTGTCGATCTCGACGACTGAGCCGCGGCCCGATGCGGTCAACGGCGTACCGGCGCCGACGCTGCCGGTCGCCATGATGTTGACGTAAGCGTTCGACCCGGCTTTCAGCGCGGTCGTCAGCAGCCCGTCATAGGCGTAGGCGGCGTTGGCCGAATTGTCGGCGGTAACCGCCGTTGCCGCTTGCGTGGTAGTGGCGAGTGGCGCGGCAAAGGCGACGCTGTTGATCGTCGTGATCGACTGCAGGACCTCGCTGCCGGTGGTGCCGGCGAACCAGGCATAGGCGACCGCCCCCTGGATCGCGGTCACGCTGGCGAACAGGGTCTGGCCCAAGGTGACCGCCTGGGTCGCGTTGCTGCTCTTGTTCGACGAGCCGCCGGACAAGGTGTAGCTCTTGCCGTCGGCGCCGGTGATCGTTTTGGAAGTCGCGACGCCGTTCGTAACGGACGAGTTCTGATAGCCCTCGAGGGTCAGCGCGACGACGATCACCGAATAGGTGCCCGCCGGCAACGTCGCACCCGAGCCGGAGGCGGAGAGGGTCGGCGTCGCCGGCGTTCCGAGCTGCAGGCTGGCATTGCCGGCGAGGATCGCCATCTCCTCTTTCAGCATCATCTTCTGCAGCAGGCGGAAGGTCATGCGCGCCTGGATGTCCTCGAAATGGAGACCGGCGCTGATCGCCTCGTAGGTGGCGGCGTCCTCTTCGCCGATCGTCACATAGGTCGCCAGCTTGCTTGTGGTGCTGTACGACATCTGTCCGGAACGCTGGCCCTCCGGCACCCAGCCCATCGCATCGAAGCCGGAGCCGATGAGGGCATTGACCTGACGCCAATTGGTCGCGGTGCCGGTGCCGCCTCCGATCCGCGGCACAACGTTGCGGATCGGGGTGACGAACGGGTAGAGGTTCTTCGCCGGCGCCTGCAGGTCGTAGGCGACCAGACCCGTCGCCGTCGAGATCGATTTGGCGAGGCTGTAGTCGGGGTTCCTGAGCGCGACCTTCAACAGGTCGAGCGATTCTTGGGTCATCGGGTTCATCGACTGGTCCTCCCGGGTTGGGGGGAAAGAAAAACCCGCCGGGAAGGGCGGGTTCGGTTGGGTTCGGCGAGCTGGCTCGCGCTCATGCCGGCATCCGGATCGGGTTCTTGTACGAGGCCTTGATCAGGGTCATCGTCTGCTCCTCCGGACTCATCTTGGCGAAGGCGGCGGCAAGTTCCTCCGGCGACAACCGGCTGTCGCGGCCGACATCCTGCTGCTTTGAGAGCGTCGTGACCCCCTTGGCGATGGTCAGCGGCAGCAGCGGCGTTGCCGCGATGTCTTCGACCCGCTTGGCGAGCTGATCGATACGCGGGATGACGTCGGCCAAGGTCTTGATCAGAGCGGCCTTCTCGGCCTGCTCGGCGGTCAAGGTTGGGCCCCCCTCAAGAACTGCCTCGTCCTTTGCCGCTCCGAGATCGCCGCAGGTGGCGCCGGCCTCGACCAGGTGATCGTGGGCGGCCTGCAAGTGGTCTAGCATCTCGCTGGAATGGCGCGCGCCGGTTTTTTCGCTGCGGCAGACCTCGCCATCGGTCAGCTGTACGAGGCAGTGGTGCGCCGCCTCGCTTAGCGCTCGGCCCGCGCCGCCGCGCTTGCCGAGCACCTGGGCGATTGTCACCAGCAGCTTCGCGGTATCGACCGTGGCGTTGTCGCCGGGACGATATTCGCGCGCCGGCGGCTCGAACGCAGCCGGTTCCGCATTGGGATAAGCGACGTAGTCCTCGGCAGCGGCGCGCTCGTCGGGCGGCAGCCCGCCGGCGGCGCGCAGGTGATCGCGCGCCGCCTTCAGGTGGGTTTTCTCCTCAGTCGGGAGACCGCCGATGCTTAGCGGCATGTCGACGGCTCGGCAGGCCAGATCGAGCAGCGCCTGATCGCCCTGCGAATGCCTGGCTTTGGCCAACTCGGCGAGGAAGGCGCCGGCGCGCCGACCGCCGAACTTGCGCAATGCGGTGCGGCCGATCAGCGACGTGCCGGCGGCGCCGGCGGCCATCAGCAGCGGCCCGGCCGGAACGCTGCCCTCCTCGCCATCGTCGAGGATCTCGCCGGTCTCCTCGGCGACGAGCGCATTCAGCAAACCGCACAGTTCGTCGATGATCGCCCGCAGCCGCTGGGGCTGCGGCGAGGCATCGCCTTCCATCGCCGCCTCTACCGCGAATCGCTCCTGCAGCCGTTCGAGATCGAGGATGATGCGCGCAACCTGACCGACATCGCAGAGCGCCTTACCGAGCGCGCCGCGGCGTGCGGCCTTCTCGTCGCCGGCCGCGGGCGGCCCGTCCGGATCGATCGTTTCCTTCCAAGCGACGGCGATCCGCGCCTTGATCTCTGCCAGCTGGTCCGCCGAGTATCTCCGCGCGTTCTGCGCCCGGTGGATGAACAGCCAGGCGGCGCGAATATGTCGTTCGCTGTCGATCGGGTAGCGCTTTCTGCCGTCCGACTGGTAGCCGGGATCGGCGTAGGCGACATCGCCGTATTTTCCGTCCATGGCATCGCCCGCCTTGGCGATCACCGCTTCGGTGCGCGCCAGCGCGCCTTCGACCGCGGCGATGACTTGTCGCGCGGCGCCCGGCTGCAGCGATTGCATCTCGATGCATTTGGCGGCTTCGGCCTTGGCCAGATGCCGGTGGTCGTCGCGGCCGCAGTGCCAGATTTGAACCGGCTGGTCGCTCATCATCCCCCCTTGCGCCTTCCAGCAGTCGAATACCGCGTCAGGATTGGCCGGGCGGTCGACGAGGCTGATCTCATCGAGTTTTAATCCGGTCACGATGCGCCGGTCGCCGGGGTCGCGGGCGGTGATCTTGCCGCCGATCGAAAAGCCGTTGTAGACGCCCTGCTTGACCTTATCCCAGGCGATCGGGTCGACGATCCGCGCCCCGACATAGAGACCCTTGTCGTCGATGCCGGCCTCCTTGGCCGTGCCGACCGCCGAGAGCTGGTGCATCTCGCGAATGTTAGCAAAGCGCATGTAGTCGCCGAGCGCAGCCTGCACGGCCTCGCGCTTGATGATTTCGCCCTGGTCGTCCTGCGCCTCGGTCGAGGCGTAGCCCCAAACCATGCGCTCCTCGGCGTCGACCTTGGCGATCGGGAAATAGAAACGCATCTGTGATTGCCCCACTGGGAATTTCATCCGTTCGCGGCACGCCCGAGCCGTTGCTTGTTCCAACGCCCGGCAGCAGCCGCCGGTGCATCGGCAACGCTCAAAGCCATCTTTTTCGAGGATGGTGATTCTCTACCACATCGATCCCAATTTGTCAATATATAAAATACTATAATAGCAATACTCTGAATGTGACGGGCACCGGAGTGTGCGTTGCGCCCCATCCGATGTTAGTGGCGCGGCTTGTCCGGGTTGACGTTGAACTTGCCGAAAACCGCGGCCGCCGGGTTCGTCTCTGTCTGCGGCACCAATCCCGCCGGTCCCTGCGCGGTGTCGACCATCAGCGCATCTCCGCCGGGGAGTGGGCCGTCGCCCAGCACGTCGCGCGCTTCGTTGCGCGTCTTGATCCCCTCCTTGACGTAGATTTGGAGGATCTCGGCCTGCTCTTTGGGGTCGATCGGGCGAAGATCCGACCACGCGAATTCGAGGTCGGCGTGGCCCATCCGGCGCTGGATCACGTCGTCGGCCAGCCGCTTGACCCAGCCCATCAGCGGCGCCAGCCCTTCTTCGAGCCCCGCCTGCTGCGCCGTCTCCGCCGTCGCCCGGTTGACTTGGCGGGTGAACGCGGTCGGCGGCAGCGAAAAGGCGTAGCACACGATGCGCGCCAGCCACTCGTCGAAATCGTCCTTGTAAGGAGCCTCTTTGAAAGCCTGGTACTTGGCGCCCGCCGGCCCCCAAATCAGCCGCGCGCGCCCCGCCGTGTTGCCGGCGAGCAAGGCATCGAACCACTCCTGGAACTGGCGGATCTGCTCCGGGTTCCAGCCGTCGGGCGCGTTGACCAGCCCGGGCGGGATGTTGCCCTCGGTGAAATGCTGCAATTGCATCACCTGGCGTCGCAGCCCGATGTTGACCGTCGTCACGATCTGTTCGACCGGCCCGAAGCCGTAGGCCTTGTGCGGCCGTTTGTTGCGCGGCAGGTAGAGCAATTCCTCGGCGGTCAAGAGCCGCCACGGCCGGCCGTGGATCACCTGTTCGTAAGCCGGCGCCGGCGGCCGCGGGCGGCGGCCGGTGTCGTCGATCAGCACCTTGATCGTGGCGCCGTCGACGACATCGAGCCCGATGACCTCGCCGCCACGGTTGCGGCGGATCTCGAAGGCCGGAGCATCCAATACCAGCAGATCCTCGAGCGCCTCGCGCAGCCAGGTGGCGAAGGGTTGCTCGCCGTCGGGGCTGTGCCAGAACTCCATCAGCTTGGAGATGCGCTCGCGCGCCTGCGGGCTCGGGCGGCGTTCGTCGCGCAGCCGGATCCGCCAGTCGAGCTTCTCGATTTGGTCCTTGCGCGTCTCGATCGCGAGCCGGGTGATGTCGTGGCCGTCGGCCAATGCCCGCAGTTCGTCAAACCCAATCGGCTCGAAAGCGCGCGGCGTATAGATGAAATTGGCGCCGACCGGGAAATCCCAGGTCCGCGCCGGCTCGGGCGTTGCCGGGATGAGCGGTTGACCGGGCGAGAACAGCCCGCCCGCAACGAAGACCGAGGCGAAGGGCTGCATCGCGCTCTGCCCGCCTGCGATCGTGCCAGGCGTGCCCCAACCATAGGTGACCAGCGAGGGGCGCTGTCCTCCCGGCGGTGGCATCAGCGCCACCCCGCGCAGCGATAGGCGATCGTGTCGCCGGCGGTCAGCGTGCCGCTCAAGGCGACGCCGGTGGCGCTCGAGCCCGTCGCGCGGATCAGCGCCGCCGTCGACTCGTCGTCGGCTAGGCACACCGGCGGGTTCGGCCAGGCGGTGGCGAAGGTGATCGTGCACTTGCCGCCGTTGCTGCCCGACCCGACCGTGATGCGGCCGATCGAATCATTGCCGCCGATCGCCGGACTGGTGCCGCAATCGCCCGCCCCGCTGGCGACCACCGGGGTCACGCCGCTGAAAGTCTGGTGCCCGAGCATGCCGAGCGCCGAGGCAGTCTGCGGCGTCTCACTGAGCAGCCGGAAGTTCGACCCGTCGAATTCGAGCCAGACGATCTCGTAGTTGACCGCGGCCAGCGTAATCGAACTCGCCGAGGTCCCGGTCGCGCCGCTCGGGTAGAGGATATGGCCGCCATTCGTCGCGTGCACCTGGACCGCGGCAGATTTGCTGTTGTCGGTCACGACCGCTGCCTGCCAGCCCGTCGGGATCGTGGTAATGTCGGGCAGGACCACGGTGAGCCCGGCGCTAGTGTTGTAGGAGCTGAGCGCGTTGCCGTTGTCGGCGATGGTCGCGGCGTAGGTCGGGCCGGCCGGGAACACCCAGTTCTTGACGCCGCCGACCGCGCCGGTGATGCCAATCGACTGCGCCGTCGCCGGCGTCGCTGCAACCACCCTGAAATTCGTACCGTCGTAGCTCAACTGCAGGAATTCGCAATTGCCGGGGGCCAGCGACAGCGAGGTCTGAACCGCACCCGAGCCCGGCCACAGGATGTGCCCGCCCGAAACGCCGTTGACCTGCACCGACATTGTCTTGTTGGCATCGCTGGCGATGCCAATCATCCATCCCATCGGCAACGACCCGGTCGCCGAGGGTAGAGTGACGGCCAGGTAAGAGAGCGAGCTGTTGAAGCTCGAGACGACGTTGCCGTTGTCGGCGACCGTGGCGCTGTAGCTGCCGGCCGCCGAGGGGAAGGTCCAATGGCTGATGGAGGCGGAGCCGATCGCTCCCAACGCCTGCATCGTCGCCGGCGTCGCCTCAACGACGCGAAAATTGCCGCCGCCGTCGTACTGCAAGGTCAGGTACTCGTAGGCGCCTTGTGCGGTGCTGGCGAGGCTGATCGAGGTTTGGCTCGCGCCCGACCCGGGATAGACGATGTGTCCACCACTGGCGCCGTTGACGTTGACCGTCAAAGATTTCGCGTTGTCGGTGGCGAAACCGAGCGTCCACCCCGTCGGGATTGCCGTCGTGCTCGGCAGCGTGACGGTGAGGCCGCTCGCCGTGTTGTAGGAGCTGAGGACGTTGCCGTTGTCCTGCAGCGTTGAAGAATAGCCCGGGGTCGACGGGAACAGCCAGTTCGTCGGCCACGGCGACGGCTCCTGACCGTTCAGCAATTTCGAGTTTCGTGTCTCATAGGTTACCCGGAAATTGCCGCCATCGCTCTCGACCCGGGCGAATTCATAATTGCCGCCGCCGAGCGTCACCGACGA